AGACCGGCGTCGCGACGTCAGCCGCAAGGTTCGCCCGCTTCACGCAGAACCGCCAGTTGTAGGTGCGCTGCAGCTTGTCGCGCAGCATCCCATAGATGGCGTTCAGCTCACGCGCAGGCTTGGTGTTCTCAGTCAGCGAACCGATGCGCAGGTCACCAATCTTGGTGAGCGCAAGGTTCGCAATTGCGACGTCACTCGTAGCCACGGGCTCCTCCCGCAGCTATTAGGCTGGCGGCCAAGTGTCCTGGATGATCGCTTCCTTGAGCGTGTCGATCAGCGTGAGCACTTCGAGCTTGCTCATGCCGATGAGATCGACTCGGACCTCGACGTCGAGGCTGGTCGTGGAAGCACTCTCGGTCACGTTGCGGACCCCGGCGTTGCCGCGATCGATGCCGTAGAAACGGTCTGCCATGTCTGTCTCCCAGAAAGAAGGGGCGAGCCGGTCTCCCAGCCCGCCCCTGTACCTTACGCCGTGTAGCGCCCGATGAGCTTCACGGTGCCGCTGGCGTCAGCCGCGCCCGTGAGGGTCATGGTGACGTCGTAGAACACCGACGGGTCGCTCGTGAGACCGAGAGCGTCCCACAGCTCCTTGCCCGAGTTGGCGATGGTGAACACCGCCGCCTCGTGCAGGACATCCGTGCCGTTGATGGCACCCGCGTTGAGCACCAGAGCCGACGCGAAGAAGTCGGCATCCACCACCGCGCCGCCGTCTTTGGCGGTGCGGTAGAGGCCGATGTCGGTGGCGGTGGTGGTGCCGATGTCCGGGGCGTAGATGCGGAGGTCGGTGACCACCGCATTCGACGGCACCCGGAACATCCGGTAGGTCGAGGCGACCGAGTCGGCGCTGACGATCTCGACCGTTGCGACCTTGGTGCGCTCGAACCCACCGTCCACGCGGGGGTTGTTGAGCACAGCAGGGACCGCGTCAGCGTTGGTGACGAGGGAGGACTTGCGAGCTTCGACTGCCATGGTGGGTTACTCCCTTACTCTGCGCACAGGATGTCGACGACCTTCTTCTCCTCGGTGCGCGTGGCACCGAAGGTTCCCATCAGGTACACCTGGAAGGGATGCGAAGACAGGTCACGACGCTGCGTGACGTTGGACTGGATGTCGTTCCACATGCCGAGGTGGACGCCCGACGGCACCCAGACGGGGCAGCGGCGGTGCGACGTACCAGCGGCGACGGGAAGACGCTCGGTGTGGATGAAGTTGATCCCGAGGAAGCGGGTCACCTTGCCGTCCTGCAGCACCGGAGCATCGGTGTTGAAGTCGGCGTTCGTGACCTGCAGCTGACCGAGGAGGTCGTCGTGCTGCTCGGCGCTGATGGCGCAGTAGGCGGGCTCGGCATCGAGGTCCACCTCGTTCTCCATCAGGATGCGACGCGCTTCACGCAGCTTGTCCACCGTGAGACCCACGTTGCCAGCGGCAGCGTAGTTCACGACCACGCGCTGGTTGGTGGTGTCGAACGCGGTGTTCGTGCCACCGGCCTCGCCGGTCTTGTTGTCGCCGAAGATGCCCGAGATGATGACGTCGTCGATCGCGCGGCCCATCGCGTACAGGCCGTTCTGCGAGTAGGCAGACTGCGGGTCGGCGAGGAGACGGAGCTTGTCGAAGTTGTCGATCAGGTCGGCCCAGTCGTAGTCCTCGGGGAACACCCACCGACGGTTGTTCGGGGTGTTGACCGGGACGATCGGCTGGTAGCGGGTCGAGACGGCGCGGGCGCTGGTGGCACCGTACTGCGTCACGACCTCGGAAGCCTTGCCCTTGTACGAGCCAGTCTGCACCGCCTGGCGCAGCTTGGAGCCCTTCTGCTGCAGGAGCAGCGAGATGTTCGTGCCGTACTGAACGGCATAAACGGATGCGATGTTGTCGGCCATGATAGCCCTCCAGAAAACATGAAATGACGATGTTCTCGGATGGCTTGTCCGTTACCGGGGCCGAACCCTTGCCCGTTCCGCTCGGGCCGAGCGACCGTCTTTCCGGCTGTCAGCGGGGCCTCGCGGCTTACCCGGCCTCCGGTAAAAAGCCGGGAGGTTTGACCCTCCCGGCAAGACACACAGAGGAAGACACGGGGAGATGGTACTGCGACCATCTGACGGATGCAACTACTCGTCCGTCAGCCCCGGATTCGCCATCTGGTTCAGCGCCATCATCTCGTCGATGGCACCCTGACGGACACGCGAGTCCTGGTGCATGTAGCGCCCCATGAACTCCTTGTCGGCGAACAGCGAGGCCACCTTGTTCTTGGCCTGCGCCGGGGTCAGCGCACCGCCCGTCGGGGCATCGCTGCCCACGAAGTCAGCCTCGCCGAACTTGGCACCGATGGCGTGGAACAGCTTCATCACCTTGGCGGTGCCGATTGCACGCTCGAGCGAGTCGAAGGTCGCCTCATCGAGCCCCGCCTCCTTGCCGAACTTGAGGACGGCACGCTTGGCGAGCTCCTCGTTCTGCGCAGCCGCCGCGCCCCACTCGCCCTTGAGCGCCGCGTACTCGGCCTCGGACTGCCTGGAGAACGCCTCGTCTGCCGCCTCGATGCGCGAGGTCGAGGCCTTGTTCCACCACTCGGCGAGCCCCTTGGCCTGCTTCGTGGTCAGCCCGAGCTCGTGCAGCACCGGGGCCGCAGCCTGCGCGAACGAGCCGTCATCGCCATCCGGCACCGGCAACTCGTACTTGTCGGCGCTCTCCGGGCGACCGAGCCGGTTGTACACCGCGCTCCAGCCGTCGGCGTCGTCGTCCGACTTGGGGGCGAGAATGGTGCGTCCGGCCTTGTCAGCGCCGAACACCTTCTCGAGGTTCTGATAGGACAGGAGCGCGTCAGCCGGTCCCTTCCACCCCTTCGCCTTGACCAGCTCGCCGAGCTGACCAGTCGTGGCGGGGTCGAGACCTTCCGGCGCGTACCACACGGGAGCCGCTGCCGGAGCAGTCGGGTTGCCTGCGGGTGCAGACCCTTGATCGTCACTCATCACGGAAATCCTCTTGCAGATTGGTCAAGGTTCGTTCGTCCAGGTGCAGCGCCTCGACAATCATCTGCACCGTCTCCTGCCGGCCAACCATCCGGCCAACTTGGAACATGTCCGCCTGCGAACCGGGGGCGGCAGGGGGCTTCCCGAGCCTCGCGAACCGCTTCAGGTGCGCGACCACTATCCGGCCATCGTCTGACAGTTCGTTGCTCTGGGGGTTGAGGAACAGCCGCTTGTAGGCGCGGCTCCTCCACAGGATCTGACGGATACGCGCCAGCATGTGATTCATGTGCGATTGTCGTCCTGCCGGAAGGCCTTGCCACCGCAGCCGGGGGCCTCAGTGTACCACCCGTGATGCACCGCGTGAGAGCACCAGACCCGCTCCTGCTTCTGGGTGATGCCAGCCGCCCACCAGCAGAGGCGGCAGAGCAGGGTCGATGATGGATTCCGGTCCGTGGTATCGCTCACACGGCCTCGCCACGGAACCACGCCTTGCCACCGTCCACCACCACGATCTCGGGCGGCAGCAGCCGACCCTCGCGGAAGGTCAGGACGGCGAAGCCCGACGCCCAGTTGACCGGCCCCGCCTCGACGTAGGTGAACTGCGGACCGGTGATGTCGGCCATGGTGCCGGTGTCTACGCCGTATCTACGGCCCCGGTAGTCGGCCCATGGGGTCACCTTCAACTGGTGGAGGTGGCCGTGGACGTAGGACACGCCAGCCTTGAGGGTCGAGTTATAGGCGGCATGGATGCCACCGTTCACCGGGCGGTGCCGGATGCAGACCCACCCGTCGGTGCGGGCGTTCAAGTGCAGCGCCCATCCAGCCCGCCAGCGGGGCAGGAAGTCGAGCAGGGTCGAGCCCGGCATCCCTTCGACCTCCGAGACGCGACCGGATAGGTAGTTCTCGAAGCGGGCGTCGTGGTTGCCGATGGTGCGCACGAGCTTGGCCGAGCCTGCCGCTCGCTCGATCTCGGCGCAGCGGTCTTGGACGGTATGGATCTCGTCCTTCAGCTGCGGCTGCTGCTCCCACATTATGCGCGGGTGTCTCGAGATGCGAGCGCCGTCGAGGATGTCGCCGTTGAGCACGATTATGCGAGGTTTTAGCGATTTAGCGAGGCGGCAGAAGGCCTCATGCGCGACGGTGACGATGCCGGGCCAGTAGTGGCAGTCGGAGGCCACGAGCACCACGCCGTCCTCGAGCGTGTCGTGCATCTCGCCTTCGTACTTCTCGGCCCGCTCAACGGCGAGGGCGTTGGCGCGGCGTCCGGCTGCGCTTCGGTCGCTTGCGCCGCGAATGGGAGTGATGGATTCCAGCGCCATGCCGTACTTCGACTCCATCGACCGGCGGCGGCTGTAGACGCTGCGCAGGTTGATGTTGAGCGCCTTGGCGACGAGCGGGGCCTTCTTCAGGCGCTGCCACGCGGCGATGAACTCTTGGTCCGATGCGGTCAGCGGCACGGCTTGGCTCCCGAGTCGAAGGTGGTCAGGGACTGGTGCAACAGGCTCGCCAAGTTGTCCACGAAGACCTCATCGTGTGTCAGGGGATGGTTCATCTCGTCGAGCAGGGCATGCGCCCACTCGTGACAGAATGTCTGCTGCAGCTCGGTGTCGCCCTGATCGCCGCGCAGGTCGATGCGGTGGCGGGTCGGGTCGTACATCCCGACGGTGTCCATCGGGTGCGGCCAGCGGGTGCGAGGGATGATGCGCACGGCCAGTTGGTGACCGTGCATCTGGAACCGGCGCGGTATCTGCAGCCGGACGTGGCGGTTCATCTCAGCCAGTCCTGGAGCTCGGCGAGCCGGGTCGCGTCTCGCTCGCAGGCGGCGAGGTGGGCGGCAATAGCCTCTCCAACCTCTCCCGCGTCGCCGGACTCTCCGGTGGCGTCATCAGGGACGGGGGCGGCGGGACAGGCTCCGGGCAGACCAGAGGCGGCGTTACGCAGCCGCCGAGCAAGGTCGCGACCACGCTGATCGGCAGCACCCAACTTCGATTGCAGGTCACGCTCTACCCCCTCTCTGCGCAGAACATCGGCACGATGCTTCTCGTACTGCGCGACGATGACCGCTGTGGACTCCTGCCGGACCTTCGCCATGGCAGCAGACCACTCGGCCTCGGTGACCG